GGTGTTTCGCGCCGCTATATATAAGTAGGGACTTATACTTAAAAGGGCATAAATCACCTTTATGAAATGGTTCAGCCGTTTGGAGTTGACAGAGATCACCGGCAAAGCGTGGGTCACGATTGCCAAACGCCTGAATCGTGCCAAAGTCGAGCCGCAAGATGGGCAATACCCAAGCGACCGCGCGCTTGCTGTGATTTACGCCGGCGACTACGACACAGGCGACGGCGATGTATTGCAACCGCAAGCCGAGAAAGCCCGCCTTGATCGTCTGCGCGCCAACAAAGTCGAGCTAGAACTACAGATCGCGCGTGGCGACGTTGTGATGATGTCGGACGTAATCGAGTCATGGGCTCAGGTCGGAACCAATATCAAGAACAAGCTTCTGTCCATGCCCACGAAGGCTGCGCCTCTGGTGTTGGGGTGCCAGTCTTTACCGCAGGTTAAAGAAGTGCTACACGAACTTGTTAGGGAAGCGCTAGATGAACTTTCAGCAACTCCACCCGGCATCGGCGATACAGTGCGCGCTCTACCAAGCGATGAAGCCACCGCCGACGATGACGGTGAGCCAGTGGGCGGACAAGTACCGCAAGCTAAGCCCCGAAAGCGCGGCAGAGCCCGGGCAGTGGAGAACGGATAGAGCGCCGTATCAGCGCGGCATCATGGATGCCGTCAATGATCCGCTTGTAACAGATATCGTGGTGATCAAATCAGCACAGGTCGGTTGGACAGAAATGCTGGGTAACGTCATCGGCTACTATATCGAATACGATCCGGCGCCGATTCTGATAATCCAGCCAACGATAGAAATGGGTCAATCATGGTCGAAAGATCGATTGGCTCCGATGCTGCGCGATACGCCATGTTTACGCGGCAAGGTCAAAGACCCGCGCAGCCGGGACAGCAATAACACGATCTTGCACAAAACTTTCGACGGCGGCCACCTGTCGATAGCCGGCGCAAACAGTTCCGCCGGGCTGGCGTCGCGCCCAATTCGCATTCTATTGTGCGATGAGGTGGACAGATACCCGCCGAGCGCAGGGACGGAGGGCGATCCGGTAAATCTGGCGCGCAAACGCACCACGACGTTTTGGAACAAGAAGCGGCTGATGGGCAGCACGCCAACGGTTAAAGGGCTGTCCAGAATCGAAGCCGCTTACGCCGTTTCCGATCAGCGCCGGTATTTTGTTCCATGCCCGCATTGCAACGAATTGCAGACGCTCAAATGGGCCAATGTAAAATGGCCCGAGGGACATCCGGATCAGGCGTTCTATTCGTGCGAGCATTGCGCGGCGGTCATCACGGATGCAGACAAACACGCCATGATGCAACGCGGCGAGTGGATCGCAGAGAAAGAATTTAGCGGAACGGCAGGGTTCCACATCAACGAACTCTATTCGCCGTGGGTGTTGTTCTCGGAGGTCGTGCAAAACTTTCTCGAAGCGCGGCTTACGCCGGAAACGCTAAAGACATGGGTGAACACGTCGTTAGGTGAAACGTGGGAAGAGCAAGGCGAAGCAATCGATGAAACCGGATTGCTCTCGCGTCGTGAGAACTACGGACCGGAGGTTCCTGAAAAAGCGGTGATCCTTACCGCCGGCGTTGACGTGCAGGACAATCGCCTTGAGATCGAAGTCGTCGCGCATGCCGATCACGGCGAAACCTGGTCGCTGGAATACAACGTAATCCACGGCGATCCGTCGCAGCCTACAACATGGCAGCAACTCGATGATTATTTGCAAACCACGTTCACGCACGAAACCGGCCGACCAATGCGGATTATTGCGACGTGTATCGATACAGGCGGGCATCACACTCATACAGTGTATCGTTACTGCAAGACGCGGTACGCGCGGCGCATATTCGCGACGAAAGGCATGGGCGGGCAACGGCCATTTGTTTCAAAACCATCCAAGGCCAATGCCGGGAATGTGCCGCTGTTTACCATCGGCGTTGACATGGGTAAAGATGCGCTTTACGCGCGACTCAAGGTCGCATCACCAGGTGCCGGTTATTGCCATTTTCCTGAGCACTATGATGCCGATTACTTCGCGCAGCTTACCGCCGAGAAAGCGGTCACAAAATACGTGCAGGGAAAGGCGACGAGGGCATGGGTCAAAAAATCCTCCGGCGGAAGAAATGAAGCACTAGATTGTCGACTGTTGGCGATGGCGGCGCTTGAAATCATTAATCCGAACATGCGCAAGCTAGGGCAAAGACTAGGCACCTTATATCCAAACCCGCAGCAAGCCGAGGCCGAGGACCAGGCACGGGCGGAGCGCGACGTACCCAAACCGAACTCGGTTAGGAACTTCTACAGGCCGAAACGCGGCGGGTTTGTCACGGGCTGGAAAAAATAGTTGACGAGCTAAAGACCATTGGTCTAGACTTCTTCCGACGTCGCGGCACTGGTCGCGGCAAAAGGAGAAACACCATGTCGAGCATTTTGAGCTGCCTTCGGCTTTGCTCCGAAACTCCCGCACAGAGTACGATTCGAGGCGATCTGCAATCGCCGAATACGGAAAGCGGGGCCGATGGCAGCTTAAAGAGCTTGAAGCGCGTGCGAGTATTGACCGCGAAAGTGAAGCCTTCGCCGGAGCAATGGAAGCGGTTGCGAGAACTTGCGTGGCAGGCGATGCAATACAAAAATCACTGTGCGCGCGCGCTATGGGCGCAGGCAATCGGGTTGCGCGTTGACCCTGAAAAGGGTGACAAAAACGATATTTCGAAGCACATTCGCAAAACGCAAAAAGGCGAATTGAGCGCCGCTGTATATGATGCGGCTGAAACTGAAGTCAAAGGCGCATGGCAGCGAGACGCCAAAAAGATAATGGCGGGTGCTCCGTTCTCGCAGTGGCGGCATAACGATAGTTTGTCTGTCCGCGATACCGGCATCACCGTGCTCTCTGAAAATGATCAATTTTTTATCTCGCTGAGCGTTCAAAACAAGGACTGCGAAGGCGGATGCAGGATGGTAATTCCGTTCGCGGACGGGACACAAACGGATAAATTTCTGTCGCCGATTCTGTCCGGGATGGTTTCTGGATCGATCAAACCATTGCGGGCGACGCTGATATTCAAGCCGGACAAAGGCAAAACGTTAATCAAGGTCGCGTACGCGCTGAACGTCATGGTTCCGCCTGTGGGCGAGCGCGTTGCGACGTTGAGCAACATCAATGGCCGCGTAATGCTGCGCGCCGAGCTTGCGCAGATTGATTACACGGCAAAGCTCACAACGTTCACATCACGAAAACAGCAGTGGGATGCGATCAGGCGTCGGGTGACCTGCCAGATCGGCAAACGCAAAGGCCATGCGCGAACAAAGCGCAAAGTATTCGAGCGTGTGCATTTCGACGACTGGTCCAAAACGCACATGCACCAATGGTCACGCGAAGTCATCGACTGGTGTGCATCGCACCATATCGGAAAAATCGTATTGCTTGATCTTGCCGGCGGAGATTGGCCCGCGCATTTATTCGAGCAGTTCTTGACATATAAAGGCAAGGACTGCGGCATCGATGTTGTAAACGCAATTTCCGAAGGGATTGTCAACGAATCCACGGAAAGGGCAACAAAGGCGGAAGTCAAACGAGCGCAACGAAAGGCGCGCAAGCTTGGCGACTCAGTGCGCACACTCAGTGCGGAAATGGCATAGGAGCATCAAAAATGAACGATATCGTTCAGGAGGTCGAGGAGTTGTCTCGCGGGAGCTTCGGCGAGATTCGGGATTATTTTGCAAACGCAAAAGCGGGCGACGACTCGGGGATGCGTGTGGATCGAGCCCTGAAACTGGTGGGCGTCTATTCGCGCATTCGTGCGACTCGAGCAAATGAATCGGCCATTTCAGTTGCGGTCGCGAAAATGATGGGACTGAAGGGCGACGCCCTTGCGCCGGTGTTTGAAAAATTGACCGGCATCAATCCCGTTCCTCATCTGCCGGCACCGGAACCGAAATAGGTTCGCGCAAATGCATCGTTGCGACCTGATGGATCAATGCCTTGCAGGGCAAGGGTCGCAACGAACAATTAAGTTGCGGGGGTGTTGCAGGTGTATGTCTTGCCACAACTCCGTCGCGCGTTGACTGGTCGCAACGAACAATTAAGTTGCGGGGGTGTTGCAGGATTTCCTCAGATGTGTGGTGGATCAGCGGTAACTGTCGCAACGAACAATCAAGTTGCGGGGGTGTTGCAGGAGTCGCTAAAAGTCAGGCCAACTGCGGCGACGACGTCGCAACGAACAATCAAGTTGCGGGGGTGTTGCAGGGGGTCAAGATTTTCAGTGGTCATGTTTGCAGCTCCAAGTCGCAACGAACAATCAAGTTGCGGGGGTGTTGCAGGTTCTGCGATCCATCTGTAGCTCAACGCTCAGCGAGGTCGCAACGAACAATCAAGTTGCGGGGGTGTTGCAGGATCAGCCAGTGTGCGTCGGGTCGCAACGAACAATCAAGTTGCGGGGGTGTTGCAGGTTTCGACGCCAACAAGGAAGCGTGTCAGCGTTTGGCGTCGCAACGAACAATCAAGTTGCGGGGGTGTTGCAGGCAGTCAAAGCGTTTCAAAATTTCGTCGATGTTCATCGGTCGCAACGAACAATCAAGTTGCGGGGGTGTTGCAGGGTCGGCCAGTGTGCGTCGGGTCGCAACGAACAATTAAGTTGCGGGGGTGTTGCAGGTGCGTTCACTTTATTGAATCGGTCGTTGTGTGTCGTCGCAACGAACAATTAAGTTGCGGGGGTGTTGCAGGCTTGGACGTGCCGCGCTGCTGGCCGGTCTTTGCAGGTCGCAACGAACAATTAAGTTGCGGGGGTGTTGCAGGGGGGAATCGCTTGAATGATCGCCTTCGACTTCGCGTCGCAACGAACAATCAAGTTGCGGGGGTGTTGCAGGTCGACCGTGTAGCCGATTGAAAGTCGCAACGAACAATTAAGTTGCGGGGGTGTTGCAGGAAAGAACGGGAACTTGTGGAATTCGTCGGCCGGGAGTCGCAACGAACAATCAAGTTGCGGGGGTGTTGCAGGGGGTCAAGATTTTCAGTGGTCATGTTTGCAGCTCCTAGTCGCAACGAACAATCAAGTTGCGGGGGTGTTGCAGGTTCTGCGA